TAAGCAGTGCGTATGAGAAACTGTCCCACGAAGTTTTTCCTTCCTTGCCTACTTTATTTAACTCTCCAGGCGCATACCAGCACACATCACCAATGCTCATATTTGCACTGATTGGGCTGTCTTCCCACAGTTTGTGTATGCCTTCTTGAAGTACAACATCACCAAATTTGCGTTGATCCTTGCTGAACTTTTTGTTATCTACAGTGGGCTCCATTTGATAACTCCACTTGCCACGATCTTCTATGCGAATGCTGTTGTACACCTGTCCGTTAGCAGTAGCAAGGAATGGACTTGCACAGTCAAAACTAATAGTAAAGTGGGGATTGTGGTTTGCACGGATAGCACGTTGTACGTCTGTAAGCAAGCATGCCCACTCCAGTTTACTGGTGCCTAGGAAGTGCATCCAATCGTGCTGTCCAGGCTCTAGCAAGCCGTCATGAATAAGTGTAACAAGACGCTTGAGTATCAAGTGTACGTCACACATGTTTTGTCCGCCCATGCCCCAACCATCAAACGGACGATCGTACTTGTCCGGGTCACAGTAGTCTTTCATTAGATCATACCAGTGATCTGCTTCTGCGTGATTACCACCTTGTAGTACGTTTAGTACTTTAAGATCACCTTCGCGGTTGTTAATCCAGTACTCGTTGTTGTACTTGGTAGCATTAACAGCATCGTCATAACTGCGAATGTTGCTTGCCTCAGCCGCTTTAGGATCACGGAATGTCCAAGTTGGAATATCCATGGTCATGCCATATGTAGCAATGCCCATTTGCCATTCCAGTACCATTCGTCGTTTCTTTTCTGCTTCTTTGTCGTTAGGATTGGTCCAGTCTGCAGGCCATACGCCTTTAGCAATCTGGAATCCACCTGAGTCAGCAAGCATGATGGTATTTGGATCACGCTCACGGATCATTGCTTCTTTAGGATCAAACTTGTTAAGATCAAGATTGGCGTGTCCTGCTGAATACAGGCTCCACTTGTAAGGGAATAATCCTTCTTGTGCGTTAAGCCAATTCATGCCTTCCATGTTGCCAATGCCCTTTGGCAAACGCCCAGCATCTAAACCTACGCCATGTTTTTCTTTACCAATATAGCCAGCGTAAAAACTGCTAATAGCAGGCAAGAATACTGCGTAATCATTTTGCTTTGCTGTTAAATTATCTTGAGCCATTTAATTCTCTACTGCCGTAAAAATAAATTTCATCCCAGCTTATGAGATGAGATAAAAAATCGTTCCTTTGAACTTTTTCTTTGATAGTATTATACACTTCTAGTTTGGGCAAATTGCTTCTGTGTTCTTCTACAGGGTAAAACACAATTTTGTGATTTTGTTCTGATAAAAACGTTTCCAACAATAGATTATTTCTGCTTATATTATTTGATAGTTTCAACCAAACAACTTGATTTACATTTTCCCCTACAATATGATGTATAGGCCAGGTATGCTCTGTTAAGGCAACACCGTTATCAAATACAGGCAAATTGTCAACAGTCCAGTGTGTTAAGTTGTTGTACACATCTTCAGCCAGTCCTTTGATATACCTTTCAAATGGCTCTGCAATAAAAGCAAATACTGTATTATTGTACCAATCTATGTCTTGTCGTTTTATATGTTGCCAGCCATTCTTGGCTAATAACTCAGCATAGTAGGTGCTAGCACATTTGTAAAACGCAAGGTATACTAAATTTTTTCGTTTTAGTATCTGAAGCATTTTATGTTATTTGCTTTGTTGTTTAGCAAGATCCTTATTTGCTCTGTGCTGGTAGAATGTATTCGTACACAGCAATACCACTATCAACGGTGATCTTTGTAGCACCTTCATCAGAGATTTGTACTTTTTTATCACCAACCAAGTTCATAATACCAATGAACTGCTGTACAGGCCAATGCCATGGTTTGCTAAGTTTGCCGCCTACATCATGTTGGAACACAAAGTCACCTGCGTGAGTGCTGTGATCACCAAACAAGAACTTCAAGTGTCCATCTTCAGTCTTGGTTTGGAACGTTGTCTCTTCTGCGTTTGCTTGTGCTTGCATTTTAAGACGCATGATGCTAGCAGTTGTTGGCTCAAACTCCACAGTCCAATTTACATCACGCATCTTGACTGTTTTAAGTTTTTCAGCAACAATCTCGCTTACCATAAAGCGATAGTCGTTTTGGAAGTCACCTGCTTTGTTTTTGAAGTGCATGCCCACAGGAGCCTCAGCACCGTTACGCTCTTGGCGTGTTACAGTGATCTCTGCATCTTCCTTGTACTCTTGGATGTTCAGCAGGATCTTGAGCTTTGCCAAGTTGGGCATACCAAATGTGCCCATAAACTCTGCAATCGGTGTCTTAAACTTGGCTTTGAGTACAACACTCTTGTCCTCTGCAAGTCCATCTACCACAGTTTCTGTGTCTGAGCCTGTGATTTTAATAAGGTCAATACAGCCAAGATCATAACTGTGCTCAACCAAGTCTAATAGAAAGTCTCTCATTAATTTCTCCTTGGAGTATTTAGATTAGTGTAGTTTAATTGACAAATAAAGTCAATCGGAAAGTTTTTCAATTGTTGCAAAAGTTTGTGCCAAACGCATAGATTGTAACTCCCCTGGTTTGCGTATTTCAAACCAGCTAAGGTTTTTATCAAGATTAAATTCTGCAATAACTTCGTAACCAATTTTGTGTAAAATTGTGATTAAATCCGATGACGGAACATAAGTGTTAAAGTGTGCTTCAACATTCCTTGCTCCTTCCACTGAATCGCCGTTGTTAAAAGTGAACATCATGATGCCGCCAGGACGTAATATTTCCCAACAGCTTTTAAGATACTTTTCAACAATATGTATGGGTTTGAAGTTAAAAAAATCAACTGCTACAACGAGTCCTATTTGTCTTTGTGGTAATCTATGTAATGGATGTTTTTGTTTCTCATTCACAGTATAATATCTTAATCTACGTTGATACTGTGGTGCAAACATCGCTTTAACTTCTTTGAACAGAGATTCAGATGTATCAACAATATACAAAGGATCGTTGGCCTTCATTTTGTCTGTGATTAAACCGTTTAAAGGTCGAATTTGCACAGCCGGCCAATGGAAATCTGCATATACGCTGAGCCTTCCAATGAAGGTATTCTGACTTTGATGAACTACAAACAAGTTGTTTCTTTTACTTCGTGTTATAATGTAGTCAGCGTCATCATTCAGAGACTCTTCATAAATTTTGTCGCTGAGTTTATAGTATTCGTTACGGTATTGTAATTTCCATGCATTAAGTTTTTCTTGCAGACTATTAAGATTGTTGTATACCCTACTGCCAATTGCATCGATGGCTTTTAAATCATTACGAACTAGTGTTTTCAAATTGCCAAAATCTATTTCGTGCAAATCCATAACAAGATTTAGATCGTGAACATATTCGTGAAGATCTTGTTGCAATCTAACTTTGTTAAAATCGTCTAACGATTTTGCATATTTTAAAACGTAACTTAACTTCATTCAATTTCAAACAGGTTGCTAAATGTATTCTTTGTGTTTGTACTGCTCTGCAGATCCCAATCCAATACGCCAAGTAGGTTTTCTAACTTTTGATCAACCACGGTGGCTTCCATAGTAGCATCGTCAAATGGCAATTCTTTAAACCATCCTGGCAAGTTGGTTTCATCGGTGGGATAGCCTATGCTGGTCCATCCTAGAGCGTTACTCTTCAACTTGCACACAATAGTTTTCATGCCATCAACGATAGCCATACTATAGTTATCACTGTTCATTTTCTTCATAGAATTCCAGTTCATTGCTGCCCTGACATGCCCAGGCATGTTTGCTCTACCCTCACGCTCTTCGCGTTTGCTGTACATGGTCAGATTGTTTACACGCTTTGGTGATCCTTTCTCCCAACCTGGACGATCCGCAAACTCATACTTGAAGTCGATGATGCGTTGTACAATCTCATCACGATCTGCACCATTTAGCACACGCTCAAGGATCTCTTTTAGGAAATCCTGAATCACAACTGGAGTATCACTGCGCTTCAAGTCCAAACCCATTGCTTTGATACTTCCGGTCTTGCCGTTTACGTCAACACGTTTACCTTCCTTGTCATACACGTTTAGCGCATAACGTTTCTTCGTGATAAACAAGCCGCGATCAGCAACGTTCTCCCTACCGCCCTTAAGTATTTCACCCAGATGCCTTGGGCAATGAAACGCCTGTTCCATAAAGCCTGGAAAACTAACGTTGACTTGTTCTGCAAGGTTGTCATACAGTTCTGTACAAATCTCCTTGTTCCATTCCATACGCCCTGCTTCAACATCTTCCTTCACAGCAGGCCAAGCACTGAAGTACACAGAGTCAGTGTCACCGTAAATAACTGCTTTGCCCACGTGGTCATACTTGCCCACAATACATTCGTTTACAAAAGCATCCATGTGTTTTGCAATAGCACGACCAGTAAGTGTTGTTGATTGTCCGATGCGTTTGTCAAAGAATCTACAGCCTGGATTAAGAATAGCACCATACAAACTGTTCAAGTTAATCTTCTTAACCAGCTGACGTTTGTCCCAGAATGCTATTTGTTCTTTGTCTGTGGCTTCGCGTAGTTTGCCCTGTAGTTCCTGGCGTTCTCTGTACCAACGATCCAACAAGCCAGGCACAACACCTTCACGTTCTACTGTAAAGATAGTACCATTTGCACTCAGCACCCATGGCTGATTGCTGTCAAAAACCATCTTCCAAACTTCAGCGGCACTGTGTACGGTTTCTTCTCCGTCTACCCAGTCAACAGTTATCTCTGTGCCAATCTGCTGTTCCATAACAGCCGTGTATTCTAGTGTGCCAAACAAGCCTTCCCAAGCCATTGCAAAGGAACTTTTGTTTGCCATTTTATCTTTGATGTAACGCTCTGTCATGATTGGACGCAGTTGTGCAATGATAGTCTCGGGCGCCATGTTTAAAGCACGAATTGTACTAGGATACAGACTGTTGATGTCAATTGATCCTACCCATTCATGTATGCCCTTGCGTGGATAGGCAACGTATGCACCTGCCGCGGCAGTGTCATCGTCGCTAAGTCGTTCTTTACGGTTAGGCACCACCAGTCCACGTTCATGTGCTTCGTTGATGATTGCTTGCTCTGTTACAGCAACAGCGCCCATTGTGGTTTGCAGTAGCACGGTGTTAGCATGAGCAAGTTCGTTTGCTAGATCCAAGAATCGCAGTTTCTTGTCCATCCTAGCAAGCAACATTGTGTCTTGTCTGTTGTAGTCAATGAACGTTTTAAAGTTTTGGTTGTACAGTTGATCCAGTGTGCCTTCATATGCAACCTTGCGCTCGCCAAGTTCATACTCACCAATGGCATCCAAACTGTAACTGTGACGCTCTTCGTATGTGTATTTTCTGTACAGTTGCATGTAGTCCATGTGTACCCGACCAATTAAGTCGAAGGTCAAGTTCTCTGCACCAAAGCGTTCAAATGTTCTTTGCTTGGGTAACTGTCCCCATAAACAAAAACGCCGAGTGTCGTCTTTGCTGAGTACCTTTGTGATACGCATCACAGTGTATGGAATATCAAAGCCTTCGCTGTTCCAGCCACTTAGCACATCTGCATCATCAATGATGTCCAAGAACTGCAACAGCATGTCCTCTTCACGCTCATATAAGAATGTGTTTTCAAACTCGTTGCATATTTCTTGTGCAGTTTCCCAACTCATGTGCCTTGGCGGAACCACCAATGTGATACACTGATCGATCCAATCCAAGTACACAGTGATTGCTGTGATTGCGTTAAAAGGATCGTCGGGCTTTGAATAACCCTTTACAGGATCAAAGTCAACCTCAATGTCGAAGAAGCAGGTTTGCAGTTTGGGTGCATCCACACCTTTGTAGTTTTCTTCGAAACAGCGAAACACAGGATTGATATCACTTTCATAGATACCCTTGCCCTGTTGTATGCGTAGTTCTTTGCGGAACTCTTTGTTATTGCGTGTTGAGAATCTGCTTACGGGTGTGCTGTAAATGCTTTGGAACTTGCCACGTGGATCATCATAGTAGAACACATAGTTAGCAGGATACTCACGATACTCTCGTCTGCCATCTACTCGTTCTACCACATGGATGCGATCTTTGTCTCGCTCAAATAGTGCGTCAACGTAACTCATTTATTTCCTAAATATTTCCATAATTCGGGCACAAGTATTTCTTTTGTGTAACTTAAATGTGCATCTGGGTTAGGGTGAAAATCATCTCCCATTAACATATCTCGTCTGATACTGTAGCTATAAATGTCTGTAGACCATTTATGTATCATATCATTATACAATTTTTTTGTATGTGATTCTAAGTATTTGGTAAGATCAAACGATCTGTCACGTGCTGGAAGATTATGATCCCTGTATTCAAAAAACACAAATTTTATTTGCATGTAAGACAGATAAGTGTAAAGACTGCGAATAGCAATATAATTTTCCCAAGCACGAGACTTTGTGTCCTTGCAAATTCTAAGTTTACTAATTATTGTGTCATCTTTTAAATTGCCGTTTCCGTCAGCACCACCAGAAAGAGCTAAACTTGCGCCATCTGCATAGTAGTATTCAAAAGGATATTCACCAAGTGCTTTTGGACTCACAATGTGATCATCCCTATTATTTCCAGACCAGCAAACCAATAATAAAGATTGGTCACCTAGTAAATGCGGATTATTATCTAAACAACTTATGATACTGTTTTTGATATGTGTATTGCCTGCACCGGGTAAACTGCAATCATAGACTTCGTCGAAGTTGCCTATGTCGCGAAGATAGTATGGCCAGGTTACTGCAACAGAATCTGCATTATTATATGTAAAACTACATCCGCTAACAATAAGATTTTTATAACCAAAATCCCGTTCGACGTGGAACTGTTTTGGAATATCTCGTGTTAACATCTACTAGAGAGTGCGTCCCACAGTCTCTAAGATTGTTGTAAGTTCTTCGTGGTCTGCTTGTGCTTCACCAAACTTGGCTTTATGAGCAATCTTAACTGCTTTCTTAAGAATGCTGGGCTTTACCTGTAGCTCTTCAGCGATTGCTTTGATTGTTTCGTTAAGCCCTTCGTTGAGGGTCTCAACTTCTGTTAACACACCCATACCTTCGTTGATAAGTTGTGTTAGTTTTGCTTTTTGTTCTGTATTGAATACTTTAGTGTCCATTTGTTCTCCTTACTGAGTACGTTAAGTTTATGCGTTGTTTAGTGTTTTGTCAACTGTTTCGGTGTTGTAGGTTGTATATTTTTTCAACTACAGACAAATCTTCTGCTGATTGCACAAGTAGATTTTCGTCTACAAATAACAGTTGTTGTCCGTTTTTTATTGCTGTGTGGAACAGAGAAAGTGTAAGTTCGGTATTACCGCTAAAAGCGTGAATGCTTGGAACAATAATACCACTGATGTTGGTTCTGCTCACAAAGTCTTCTAGCTTTGGCATCCATGTACAACCCCAATACTCGTTGCTCCATTCAATTACATTTAGTCCAAGACTGTTTGCTTTGCCAAGTAAAAACTCCCTTATCATAAAATGCGGAGTTTCGCCAATGAATTTGCTGTTTTGATCTACAAATGCAATCCATGGACCTTTTGCAAGTTTGTCGGGATTCACAGTTGCATGTGTACCTTGTAGTCTGTAAAAACTACCTGCACGACGTGGGCCAAGATCGTATCCTGGTAAAGCCCAACGTGCATCGAAACTTACACGAGTGATTCCAGTTTCGTTGTTTATATTGCCGTGAACATGTCCTTGATTGAACAGCCAACATTGTCCAACCTCAATTTCCACTGGCCATGCATGTTGTAAACTAAGTTTTTGAATATCTGCAAGACTTAACTTGTTGTTGTGTATTTCTTGCATGATCAGTTTACTGTTTTCCCAATCAACCACTTGCATGGTATTTGATCCCCATGCTTTGGTCAATGGTATCCAAACAGTGCCCATAACATTATTGTACCCAGTCCAGTAGCCAGTATGAAAGGCAAGCAAACGTCCCATATGATCTTGATTAGGAACCACAATTCTTATGCCACTAGTGCTTTGCACTAGGTATTCGGGGTCATCCACTAAATCTGCTACATAAGCTTCAAAGAATTTATCCAGTCTCTGACTGAATTCTTTACTGTTGGTGAGTTTTTCTAAATGCTTGCGCAGTTCAATGAGCTCACTGGGTTTAAAATATTCATGGATCAATGTTAGATCTGGTAATTCTGGTTTTAACTCGCGTATACTTGCTAAGAACCACGCACTCCAATTATGTTCTACTGAATCATAATCTAGTGGTTTGTTGTCCCATCTAGGATCAGGATCATAATCGTAGTAACTGAGTATGTCTTGAATCATTTTATTCCTTATAAGATACTTCTTTGTTTTGTACACCAATTAAATTGATGTCAGTACCACACATAATACCGCACCGTTCTAGTCTAGCGTTTGTCCAACTTTTTTCAATTAGTTCAAACCAAACACCATTTACAATGTCAAGGAGATTTGCATGAAAAACATTTGTGGATGCTAACCCACCAGCATCGCGTATCATTTTCTTCATTTTAATATTGTCTTCGGTTCCTTCTACATCTGGACCGTACAATCTGTCATGTAACCAACCACAAGGAAACACAAAACCATCTGCGCCTATGTAGATTTCTTTGATACGTCTGCTGTTACAACTTATACAGGTTTTAAGGCTGTAGTTGTTTAGACTTCCGTATTCTTTGGTAATGAGATCAACTTGTTGGTAGTTATCATTGAGATATGTAGTATTGCTTGGAGGATAGATTTGATAGTCAACTCCGCCATTGCGATTGTAAACTGTAAGATTTTTCTCAAGCTCATGGCGACGATTTAGAAATCTTCCGGTGCGTTTAATACTAAACTCTTTGAATCCAAGTTGTTTGCTTAAATCACGAGCTTGTTCAATTTGTTCTTGATTGTGATCAAACACAATGTAGTCCCAGATTGCATGTCCGCCGTGCTTTATAAATGTCTTTGCATTGGACATTAATTTTTGCCAGTTAACATTGCGCCTGTAAATGTGGTTGGTGTTTTCCAGACCATCAATACCAAAAGCAATAAAATCCACAAGATTGGCTAAGTTAGCAAATGTTCCTGTGCTACCAATGGCACCATTTGTGTGTATTCCAATTTTGACATCGGGCAATACACTGCGGACATGTTCACACATTTTGTCAATGTGGGTGTTACTCAAAGGATCTCCATAGGTTCCACAGAAGTATATCTGTTTTATGTTTCGCATCTTTGACAAATCAATCATTGACTTAAACTCACTGAGCGTCCACTTACGCAATGGCAGTGTTGGTATAGTTTTACCTCCATAGTAGTTGCGTGGACATTGCGGACAAGACGCATTACAGTAATTTGACACTTCTAGTTGTAGGCTTTCAACTTGTTCTAAGGCAATCATATTATTCCAAAATAGTAACACTAGTATATTTGTTATCTATGCAATTTTTGATTGCCTGTACAATTTTATAATGTTCGATACCTGGATTGTAATCATTAAATTTACTTGCAAATCTTGGAATCTCTATTGTGCTTACAGTGTTTTTTCTACTGTCATGTATTTTACGATTGTAGTGTTTACCAAAAGTGCTCACACATTCTTTGCTCATTGAGTAAAACAGTCTTCCTGTGTGTATATCAGGAAAACTAACCCAATGCGTACTCGCGCTTGAGATGTTTATGATTTGCTTGTTATACAATTTTTCATAAAACTTGTGTGTTAAACAGGCTGTTGCTACAAAGTTCACCAATAGTATGTCCCAAAGGTTTTGCTCCTGATTTAGAGCAAAAGTATTAATTACTACATCTGGACTATACATTTGTACAACGCGATCACAATCTTCTTCTAGAGAAAAATCATACTCTGGTCTACCGATGACTACAACATTATCCAGCTCTTTACTCAGTAGAGTTGCAATACTGCTCTTTCCTAATACCAATATCATGATAGTTTACTCACCAGGTAATTTGCACATTCCATATTATGAGCAACGCAAACTCTACTGAAATCACCGCTGATCACGTGATCCAGATTCTGTTGCGTAGACTCTTGTGTAAACTCTATTATATTATCAATGCTGTAGTTTGTCAAATCTTTTACAAGTTCTACAAGTTTACACAATCTAGTTAAGTTCCCTGGATCTTTATCAAATGCAAGATCCAAAGGCCCATAGTCAAACTGCATTCCAAGTTCTCTAAGTCTACCGTATATATCAAATTGGCCTACTGGTATAAATGGCGTTCCTCCAGCCAAACACTTGAGAGTTTTTTCGCTTAAATGCGGACCTGGTCTGATATGATCCAGCATTTGACTATAGTGATAGCTTTCTAAGCTAAAATGTATTGCTGCATCAGTTAAGAAAATGTTATAAGGGTTGCTGTTGTGTCTTTGGTTATTTTTTGTGTGATCAAACTCGTCTACACTGATTTCTGTACCATAATATTTGTTTAAAAAGATGTCTTGCAAAGTATCAAGCACTGGTTCGCCAGTTTTTTCACCATAGTGTATGTTTCTTGGTTCTAACCATGTGCCCAGTTTTACCAATGGATCTTTAATGTACTCCATAATGGCGGTAAACACAATTAATTTACTTTGTGTAATTCGATTGTTGATTGCACTCACTTTATACTGCGGATTACGATCAACTTTTCCGTTCCATAGTTTTAAAATTTGAGAAATTTGATAGTGCCAACTATAGTAAGAATGGAATTCTACATTAAGATAAGATTCAAAAGCATTGTAATCTTTGCCGTCGTTAAGTACAATAATTTTTCCATCAACCTTTTGTGCCTGTTGTATAACCCATTCGTAGTCGATGTTTTCCATATGGTAACTTATAATGTAATGCTCATAACCCTGGGGTAAATTCTTGTCTGATCCACGAAGCCAAAGTGCAAAGTACACGCTGTTTTTTACTTCATATAACCAATCAAGTTCTTTCCAAGGTAATTGTTTTGGTAACGTATCAGAATGTATTATTGGAGGAGCAAGGTCATTTCCTATCATGCAACTACTTATTATTCGTGGGGTTGTGTGACTGTTTTTGCAGAGCTTGTTTGTCCGCTATAGGTTGTGATACTTTATTCCTGACACAATCAGTACACTTATAATATGTTTTTTTGTTTTCATAGTATACCGAAAATACCGGACCTAGGACCGTGTTGCAGTAGTCGCACGTGATAGCCATTTTTATTCTTCTTATTTCTTTGCTTTAGTGCTTACTCTGATTGGCTTGTTGCCTTGTCCAGGTTGTTTTTTGCCGCCTCTACCCGCTTTGTTCTGAGCAGAACGCTTGCGGCTGACAGCCGACTTCTTTTCTTTGGCAGACATGCTCGCCGCCTTGCTCTGTGGGACGCATTTTGCATAGCTCTTTTTATCTCCGCTGGTTCCGCACTCAGGGTGCTTACCACTCTTGTCTTTTTTACCAATGTTCACCCACTTTTGCTTGAACCACTTGCGCAGTCCGCCTTGATAGGCCTCGTCGAATTCTTGTGCTCTCATGCAAGTATTTATTAAATACCGTATGCCAAAACCTATTCTTCCTTTTGTTGAAACCATGATAACTTACGCCTGTAATTTAAGTTGTGCAGGTTGTACAAATTATAGCGACTACAATATGAAAGGCAGTGTTAGTTGGAAAAAGGGCAAACAATGGATTGAACAATGGCTTGACCGTATTAACATCCAATCGTTTGGAATAATAGGAGGAGAGCCAACACTCAATCCTGATTGTAAGCAGTGGATCTGCGGAGTGCGTGATCTGTTACCCGATGCACAAATAAGATTTACAACCAATGGTGTAAATTTTTTAAACAATGTAGACGTACTAGACACCTGTGTCGAAGCTGGAAACGTGGTTTTTAAGTTCACTCTACACGAAGACAAGCCCTACACTAAACAAATCTTAGAACATGTTTTTGGTGCGTATAAATGGCAACCAATTACTGAATATGGCATCAACAGATGGATAGGTCCAAACAACTGTAGGTTTCAAATAAATGCACCAACACATTTCTACAAAACTTATCGTGGATATTTTGGCACTATGCAACCACATAACAATTTGCCAAACGATGCTTTTACCATGTGTGTGCAACAAACTTGCCCGTTACTGTACGAAGGAAAAATTTATAAATGCAGTAGCATTGCATTATTAGAAAAAGTGTTAAGTGATTGGAAACAAAACGATATAAACAGTTGGGAAAAGTACCTTAAATACCGGCCAATTACAATAGACTCAGATATAGGGCACATTGAAAATTTTATCTATAACTTTGGAAAGCCGCACCCAATTTGTAGTATGTGTCCGTCGTCAAAAGATAAAGACAGCATTATCAATCATCAAACAAATGTAATAACCAAAAAACAGTGGTTAATTGCTAGTTCGAAACAAATGGGTTAGGAGCACTCACAGGATGTTTGGCACAGTAACTAGGATCTCCCTGTCCTGCTTCAATTAAGAAATCAGTGCCTTTTTCAATCTGTCTGCTAGGACATGTGCATGTTGCTGTTTGTGTACCGTTGACAGGATCTTTATCGTAAGTACACATCATGCCAAAGCAGTTTACACTTTCAGGTGCTAGCTCTCCTGGACAGTTTTGTACGGTTGCCCTCATGGCGCTCTTTGGAGTTTGTACAAAATCACTTGCTTCTTGTGGATAGTAAACATGTGGTGCAAACAAGCTCCACACTTGTATTTTTGGATTGTCTACATCGCAGGTGCCTTTCATTACACCTGCACTTAGATCAGCAATACTTGCACCGTTGAGTACAGGACAAGTACACTTCATTTCTGGATAGGTTTTGCCATCATTGGTAACCATTGTTTTACCAGTTGGCTCACAGGTGCTTGCGGCACACAGTGCAAATGGCCCATTGCATATAGTTAGTGCAGGTTCGTCTTTGACTGCAACTAGGTTAGTGCATCCAACTAACAGTAAACCAGCTACAACTAGTAGTATACGCACTAGTAGCACTCCTGTAAACCGTGAACAGGGCACATAGTTCCTTCGTTGGTATGATTGCAACTACTTTCAGTAATAGGTCCGCCCTCGACCCATGCACTGCATGTACGCTTGCTTGCACACTTGAACTTGAGGAACTTGCAATAACCTAGTTCACCTGCATCAATTGTATCCATTGGATCTGATCCTGCTTCGCTACCAATACCTTTTGCAATACAGTCTTGCATGTCTTCACTGATATCAAAAGCCGCACAGTTACCACACCGAGCACTCTTTGCCTGCTCGATATCATCCATGTTCCACTCATCTGCTATTTTCTGCCAGTATTCTTCGTTTGGCTCATTAGGATCCAGTGGACCATACATGTATTCATCAATGGCTTTTTTGCGGTTTTTTAGGTTAAGGTCAATGCTCTGTGTTGCTGGTGGGCAACCCTTTTCCATTGCGTCCATTAAGTTGATCAAATCTCTCATTTCTTTTTGCCTTTGCGTTTTTTCTTTGCAGTACTCTTTTTACGGCAACTGCCTACTTCTCCTGCCTTTGTTCCAGGAACTCTTTCGTATCCGGGCCAGCATTTAAGTTCACTTAGTCTCATTTTTTAGGCTTGCCCATTCTCCATCCGCCTCCAAGTTCTTTGTACTTCTTGGATGCCCATGCATTTGCATAAGCACTTGGATATACATCAAACTTTTTCTTGGCTTGTGCTTTGGCGTATGCCCACTTGTCAGGATCTGTTGGCACTGGTTTTTTCTTTGCTTCTTCAATTGACTCAATTGGCTTTGTAGTGGTGCCTTTACCTGGAATGTTAAACGATCCAACTTTGGAAAGTTGCTTACCAGTTTTAGTGTCAGTGGTTTGACTAACAGTAACTCCACCCTTGCTGAACTGGTTTGTGGTTGTTCCAGCTTTTCCACCTGCCCAATCTTGTGTGTTTTTAGTGGTCGTAACATCTGGAAGTAATCTAGTTTTTTTTGCAACAACGTCACCTGGCTTGTTTTTGATTATCTCTTTTCCTCTGGTACCAGATCCCATTGTGCTTGTATATCCTTGGCCTATATCTCTTGTGGTTTGTGTCCATCCAGGATTGTCGGGGCCAGTAGGAGGAGGGCCTTTTGCTCTTTGTTTTGCTACCCTAGCATTATGTGCATCAATTTTGGCCTGCATTTCCGGACTTACTTTAACACCAGGATTAGGTGCATAATCTTTAAAATCAGGCGCATTTGGATTCGTGTAGTATCCTAATTCATTAGGTGGTTGCCTCCAGTTGCCTCCAGTTACGGCTTTGTAGTAGCTTGATCGTGAATCAGCCTCAACAACTGTGTTGTCAAGGCTTTCAGTCTTTTTTGAGCTGATCACCTTCAAGTTTTCTGGAACAGTGGCATAGGTTTTGCCTGACTCGTGCTTGAAAAGCACTTTGCGAATGCCGCCTTTTTTACTAAAGCCTGTTACTGTGCCTAGCATTTGACCCATCTTCAGTGTTTGTACTGTGTCGCCAATCTTGATGTCATCCTTTGCTTCGTTAACAGGAGTTAACTTAGGATGATTTCCTGGATCATATGCCATCTTGTAAAAAATACGCTTGACATTGGTTTTTTCTCCCGTCAGTGTAACAGTACGTCCTTGTCTTGAGTACTCAACACCATTCTCTTTAGCAAGTCTTTCCAGTTTTCTTGCACCGTCAAAAAGCACATTAGGAAGTGTTGCACTAACCATTTGAGATTCTGCTTCTGGTAGACGCTCAGGATTGCGAGTGTTTGGACTAGCAC